AAAGCGGAATATAAATTAAAGTTTTTATCTTAGGAGAAAACAATGCCCTTCATGTCCAATGGAAAACGTGATTATAAAAAAGAATTAGAGTGGGAACATAAAAAGAAGCCCAACAGAGTAAAGAATAGGGCACAAAGAAATGCTGCTAGGGCTGCTGTTGCTAAGAAAAAAGGTGTTAAAGCCACCGCAATTAATGGTGATGTAGGACATAAAAAGGCAGTCAGTAAGGGGGGTAAGAACTCTCTGGCTAATTTATTTGTCCAGAATCCTGGTACTAATAGAAGTTTTAGCCGTAATAAGAACGGGAGTATGAAAAGTGAGCGGAGTAAGCGAGAAAGCTAGTTGGCCAAAACTAACTAAAGAAATTGTAGAGGGTTTTGCAAGTTCCTGTCTCGTACCGTTCTTTGATGAAGCCAGCCCCTTTGCTGAGTTCCATAAAGAACTATGGGGTTTATGCTGTTCTGATGAAAAGTTTGTAGCAATTTGCGCGCCTAGAGGCCATGCAAAATCTACTATTGTTACTATTGTTTATACACTAGCTGCAGTTTTATTTAGACAACAGAAGTATGTAATCATTGTAGCGGATACAGAATCACAAGCAGCCTTGTTTGTAGGCCAGATTAAACAGATTCTATATGAATCAAAACAAATTCATTCTCTGTTTGGTTTAAAAGTTGATGAACAAAGTGGTCTTACTTTAGAGAAAGACACTGCTACCGATATTATAGGACTTTTTGCTGACTCCGGTAAGTTTAGAATTGTAGCTAAAGGGGCAGAACAAAGATTACGTGGTATGTTGTGGTCAGGACAACGACCAGACTTAATTATTATTGATGATTTGCTCAACGAAGAACTTGTTGCGAATAAAGATCGTCGAGATAAACTACGTAGATGGATGTATGGATCCTTAATTCCTTGTCGTTCTGAGCGTGGTATCATTCGTTTCGTAGGTACGCCTATGAATTTGGATGATCCATTAGAAGCATTGATGCCAAAAGAGAGTAATAAAACAACTCTTGTAGAAGATTTAAGAATCTCACAAACACGTAAAGTGGGTATGTGGAAATCTGTTAAATACAGAGCCCATAACAAGGAGATGACTAAGTTTCTATGGCCAGGCCGGAAGACTAGAGAGTATTTTGTAGAATTACGTAACGATTTTATAGAACAAGGTATCCCAGAAGTATATGCTTGTGAGTATTTATGTAATCCTATAGATGATTCTATCCGATATTTCCGTAGGAATGACTTTCTAGGTATGACGGAAGAGGATAGAAAGAAACCTAAAGAGTTTTATATCACTGCCGACTTAGCTATTTCAGAGAAAGATCGTGCTGATTATACAGCTATTGTTATTGGAGGTATGGATTCTAATGGACAATTACATATAGTACAAGTAATACGAGAGAGATTACCTGGAGATGAGATTGTATCTACACTACTGGCTTTACAAGATATATATAAACCTCTTGCTGTTGGAATAGAAGATACACAGATCTCAAAAGCTATTGGTCCTTATTTAAATCGTAGTATGATTGAGACAAATACATATCTTAATCTAATTATGTTAAAACCTCATAGACAAGATAAGCTACAAAGAGCACGTTCTATTCAAGCTCGAATGCGAGCAGGTCAAGTTAAGTTTGATAAAGCAGCAGAATGGTGGCCTAACTTTGAAGATGAGTGTATGACTTTTCCTAGAGCTAGGCACGATGACGTTGTGGATGCTCTTGCTTATCAAGGTATCTTAATAGATAAGATGTCAGAAGGTTTAACTAGAGAAGAACAACAAGAAGAGGCTTATGAACACGAATATAACCACAGTGGGTCAAAGTATGAGGGAAGATGTGAAGAAACAGGCTACTAAACTCCTGTCTATAAATAAAATTCTATCTGAAAATATAAATATTGCTACACATCTAAATAAAGATGTCCTAATCAGAATTGCTGATGATGTTGTTGAGGGTTATGATGCAGACCTTTCTTCACGTATTCATTGGGAACAAGATTTAAAAAACTGGACAGAACTAGCACTACAGATTTCTAGTACCAAGACCTATCCTTGGCAGGGGGCTGCCAATATTAAGTATCCTCTATTAGCTACTGCTGCTATGCAGTTTGCTGCTAGAGCATATCCCACTCTTGTACCTAGCAATGGTAAAGTAGTTAAATGTAAAGTAATTGGTTCTGATCAAGATGGACAGAAAGGTGCTAAAGCAGAACGTATTTCTACACATATGTCTTATCAACTTCTATATGAAATGGAAGATTGGGAAGAAGATATGGATAGACTTCTTATTGCTCTACCTATTGTTGGTACATGCTTTAAAAAAACATATTGGGATACTACAAAACAAGTAAATTGCTCTAAGCTAGTTCTACCTAAAACACTAGTTGTTAATTATTGGGCAAAATCTCTTGCACAAGCAGAACGTATAACAGAGTTTTTACCACAAACAAGACGTTATGTAAGAGAAAAACAGAATCAAGGATTGTATTTAAATGTAGATATTGGTACTCCTCAAACACCACTAGATGTTACTGACACAGGATCCATGAATGTTATAACACAGGAGGATGAAACTACACCATACACAGTTCTAGAACAGCATAGCTTTTTAGATTTAGATGGCGATGGTTATACAGAACCTTATATCATTACTGTAGAGTATTATAGTAAAACAGTATTACGCATTGCCCGTAGATTTGAGGAAGATGATATTCTAGTAGATGATAAAGAGAAAGTTATTATGATAACTCCTACCCAATATTATACTAAGTATTCCTTTGTTCCTAATCCTGATGGGGGTTTTTATGATATTGGTTTTGGTCGTCTGTTAGGATCCCTCAATAATTCTGCTAATACCATCATCAATCAATTAGTAGATGCGGGTACTTTGTCTAATTTACAGGCTGGTTTTATTGGTAAGGGGTTACGCATTCGTATGGGAGATAGTAAATTCTCTCCTGGAGAATGGAAAGCAGTTAATGCTACTGGTGACGACATTAAGAAACAAATTTTCCCACTGCCTGTTAGAGAGCCTAGTGAGGTTTTATTTAAACTATTAGACCTTCTATTAAAATCAGGTAAAGAGTTAGCCTCTGTTGCAGAAATCTTTGTAGGTAAGATGCCAGGTCAGAATACTCCTGCTACTACAACGATGGCTACAATTGAACAAGGTATGAAAGTATTTACTGCTGTATATAAACGTGTATATCGTTCCCTAACTTCAGAGTTTCGTAAGCTCTATAAACTAAATAAAGAGTATTTAAATCCAGAAACCTTTATTTCTGTATTAGATGAGCCTATTCAAGACTCGGATTATAAAGGGCCTGCTGATGATATATATCCTGGTGCTGATCCTACGGCAGTTTCTTCTCAAGAGAAGCAAGCCAAAGTACAAGCATTGATGCAGATTTTACAATTAGGTACATTAGATCCAATGGCTGTGACACAGTTGTATTTAGAAGCACATGAAATACCAGAACCTCAAAAGTATCTAAAACAACCAAGTCCGCCACCACCTGATCCTAAGATGGAAGCACTCAAACTTAAAGCTCAGTTAGATCAGCAAAAAGCACAAACTGATATGATGATTACTACTGAGAAGGCTAAGTTAGAGAATGCTACCAAGGAACAAGAGGCTGCTATTAAGCAACGTCTTGGGCAGTTACAGATTCAACAGAAACAGATGGAAGCTATTCTTGCTGGTCAGTTAGCTAAACAACAATTAGAATCAAAGATGGCTGAACAACAAGTAAACATGCAGGGCCAGATTCAACAGAAACAATTAGACTTACAGGCAAGTGCCGTTACTCATTCTCAGAATATAAAGCAAAAAGCTGAGGCGGCTAAAGTTGCCCCCAAGGAGACTACTAAGAAATGACACCAATCACACAAGGTGATTTCCAAGATTGGAAAAATAATAAAGTAACAGAAGCTTTTTTTAGTGCTGCTAAAGAGCGTATTGCTGAGGCAAAGAGTGTGCTATCTGTTAGTGCGGGTAGTGAGCCACTACAAGATAGATTTCTTGTCGGTTTGATTCATGCTTATACAGAACTACAAGATTTCTATGTGGAGGATTCTGAATGAGTATTAAAATCTTACTACATCATGTGCTAGTTAGTATTCCCCCATCAGAGACGCAAACAGAAAGTGGTATTGTTATCCCCACTGAAGTATTAAACAAAGAACGTAAGGCTGTTGAGTATGGTACTGTAGCCCAGGTAGGTCCAACAGCATTTACGCAGCTAGGGCGTGATCCTAGTATTCTTTCTGTGGGGGAAAAAGTATCTTTTCTGAGATACTCAGGTAAATCCGTAATAGATTCTGACGGTACAGATTATATTCTGTTGAACGATGAAGACATTTTATGTGTTATAGAGTGAGGTATATTAGATGAGTGAAGAGATTCAAGATCTTCCTAGTGAAGAACAAGTAGTAGATACTTCTGTAGAAGATAATCCTTATGAAGATGTTGCTAGAAATCAAGGATGGAAATCCAAAGAAGAGTATGAAGGTGATCCTAATAAATGGCGTCCTGCAAAAGAGTTTGTAGAGCGTGGGGAACTCTTCAGTAAAATTGATTCTATAGGTAGGGAATTAAAAGAAACACGGAAGGCTATGAAGATGTTACAAGAACATCATAGTCAAGTTAAACAAGTAGAATATAAAAAAGCTCTTGCTGAACTTAAAGCACTACAAAAGAAACATCTTGAAGATGGGAATTCCGATGGTTATCTAGAAACTTCAGAAATTCTAACTGATCTTCAGGCTGAACAGAAGGCACGGGAGATTGTCACACAGACAGCCACCCCTACAGTTGATCCTCGTTTTACTGCTTGGGTAAATGAAAATAAGTGGTATAACACTGACCAAGATATGAGAGATCATGCTGATATTATCGGACAGCGATACGCTGCTCAACATCCTGATGAAGATCCAGAAGATGTTTTAAAAGTAGTAGAAAAAATGGTAAGACAACGCTTCCCCCAGAAGTTTAGTAATCCTAATAGAATGAAACCAGGAGCAGTATCAAGCTCTAACACATCAAGTATAAAGACTGTTGCTAATTTCGAAATGTCTGAGGATGAGAAACGAGTTATGAATACTTTCGTCCGTACTGGTGTTATGTCTAAAGAAGATTATATAGCACAACTAAAATTAATTAGAGGAGTAGTCTAAGATGACTGTCAAGCAAACTGTAATAGAAAAACGGGTTCGTAGAAAACCATTACATCAACAGGGTCCACAATCAATCAGTGGGGAAAAAGATCCCAATTTTCATTATCGTATAGTTAATGATACTGGTAGTAGGATTCATGCATTTCAACAAGCTGGTTATGAGCTTGTTACCGATGATGATATAGTTGTCGGAGAGTCTCGTGTTTCTAGTGCAGGTGAGTTAGGTTCTGCTAAACGTATTATCAGTAATGATGGTACTACTTCTTTTCTTATGCGAATTAAGAAAGAGTATTATGATGAAGATCAAAAAGTAAAGCAGGATAGAATTGACGAGCTTGAACGATCAATGAAAGACGAAAAATCACAAGATTTCTATGGGAAAGTTAAAACTTTCACAAAGTAATCACATTAATTTTATGGAGTATAAATGGCAAATACATCTCGTGTGAATGGGTTTAAACCTGTAAAGCACATTACTGGCGCCCCTTATAATGGGCAAGCCAATATTTATGAAGTACCTGCAGGTGAAGCAGTACCTGTCTTTGTTGGAGATTTTGTAAAACTCTCCGATTCAGCAGCTACTTCTTATTATCCTGCTGTTGAATCTGTAGTTGGTGCATCCGCACAAATCGCAGCAGGTCCTATCCTTGGATCAGTTGTTGGTATTATAAACTCTAAGTTTGATCCTATTGCCGGTACAATGTCAGGTGGTTCAGTATCTCTAGATACCCCTGTCTATCGTCCAGCATCAACAAAACAGTTTGTTCTTGTTGCTGATGCAACTGATCTTATTTATGAAGCAGAAGCTGATGCCTCTGTTGCTGTTGCTAGTATTGGTCTTAACGTAGGTGTTGGTGCTGCCGCACATGCATCCTCTTTAGTTACTGGTGCTTCACCACAATATGTATATTCAACTACAGCCCCTGATACAACCTCAACCAGACCACTACAAATTGTAGGTCTAGTTAATCGTCCTGATAATGAAGTGGGCGCTAATAGTAAAGTTCTAGTTCGTATCAACGTCCAGTCATATGGTAGCGTTGGTGTGGCTGGCGTCTAAGAAAGGAGATTAAATAATGTCTGGTGTTATTACCTCATCAAGCTTTGCCAAATTACTTTGGCCAGGTCTTAATGCAATTTACGGCAAAGAATATGCCGACTATCCTGTAGAATGGGATAAACTGTTTGAACACAACAAATCAGATCGTGCTTACGAGGAAGATCTAGGACTTAGTTCCTTTGGTCTTGCTTCCGTGAAGTCTGAGGGTGCTCCTATCACTTATGATACAGAGCGTCAAGGCTTTACATCACGATACAACCATGTTGTGTATGCTCTTGGTTTTATCATCACTCGTGAAATTTATGAGGATGATCAATATGGTAAAGTAGGTGCGCAGAAAGCTAAAGCTCTTGCTCGCTCACTTCGTCAAACTAAAGAGATTGTTGGTGCTAATATTTATAATCGCGCTTTCACTGTTGGTTATAATGGTGGTGATGGTGTTACTATGATTAATAGTGCTCACCCCAATGTAGCTGGTGGTACTTTCTCTAACATTATCGGTACTGCCTCCGATCTCTCAGAAGCTGCTCTTGAGCAAGCTACTATTGATATTGCAGGTTTCCGTGATGATCGTGGTCTTCTGATTGCGGCTAAACCCGAGAAACTAGTTATTCCTTACCAACTACAGTTTGAAGCTAAACGTATTCTTGGTGCAGATGGTCGTGTTGGTACGGATCTAAATGATCCAAACGTCATTAAAGATCTTGGTATCTTTAGTAATGTTATTACTAACCACTACCTAACTGACACTGATGCTTGGTTTATTCTTACTAGTGTTAAGGATGGTGTTAAGTACTTTGAACGTCGTGGTGATCAGTTCGAGATGGATAATGATTTTGATACTGAGAACGCTAAGTACAAAGCCACTGCCCGCTATGCATTTGGTTGGTCTGATCCACGTGGTGTATACGGTAGCGCCGGGGCTTAATAATTAACAATATACAGGGGAGCAATCCCCTGTTTTTAAAGAAAGGATTATTATGCCACAACCAATTCTTGGTCCCGCCGGTGTAACTACAACCACTCCCCCAGCAGTAGAGGTACTAGTAAAAGTTGTACAGCTTAATGCTGTAGCAGCCGATGCTACAGGTTTTGAAGCTTTTATTTTACCAAAGGGTACTATCCCTATTGGTGCTTATGTTATTTCCTCTGGGGCTAACGTAGCTCAAACTATTAATATAGGTACTACTTTAGGTGGTACTCAACTAATTAATGCTGTTACTTGTAACGGTGCTCAGTATAGTGCAGTAGGTAGTGCTGTTGGTGCCCAGATGGGCACTATACAAACAGCAGATACCCTGTATTATGCTAAAGCTTCGGCTATTCTAACAAACCCTGTTAAGATTAAAGTAGAATACTACTTCCCACAACAAGGCAATCAGTGGTAAAACCCAAGATGGGATTAGGTATAAAAACTTAATCCCATTTTTTAAAGGATATATTATGCGACCCCAAGTAATTCAATTAAGTAGTGCAACAGCGTCTGCATGGATCCCACTTGATTATAAACAATCACCATTTAACGTTGGTTTTGGTGTTGTTGTTTCTGACACAGCAACTTATAAAGTACAACATACTTTTGATGATGTATATGATCCTACTGTAATTCCCACAGCGTTTGATCATGAGACTGTAACAGGAGTATCAGCTAATGAGGATGGTAACTATGCCTATCCTATACGAGCTGTTCGATTGAATGTCACCTCATGGACTTCTGGTACTGTAACAGCTACATTCTTACAAGGACTCCGATAATGGGAGTATCTAATACACAAGGCGGTGTAAGTTATACAGGTTTTAACAACCTCTCCGCAGAGCTTGCGGCGATTGGCCCACAAAACGCAGCCGTTTTTATCATCGGCGGGCAGAGCAACGCAAACGGCTCTGGGGTTGGTACTCCTATA